TGTTTCCAAGCAGAGAATGAATTTCCAATCAAGGTATTTACTTCAGAGAAAGCAATCTTTGTTTGCTCTAGCCACAAGAAAGCTTTATTCCGAGTCTCGTCGCCTGGAAATAGTTTATCTCCTAAGAAACTATCTCTACCTTGGAAAAATCGTTGAATAGATTGGAAAGTCAACAGCATGTTTGATACATACTTAGTGATTTCATCAAATCCACCCGCAAGCGACTTAACCAAAGGAGCAGCCTCACGGGCACCGTCAGCCATAGCCCTGAACAGACGCGAGAAACCGCTCTCAACACCAGATTCACTTGCCACACGAGCCAACTCGTTATAGGCATTTTGAAAACGGGCTTGTTCTGCTTCAGACGCTTTCTGTGCCGCAGTCAAACCCGGTTGAGCCATTTCACTAGCCCTGTCCCCAGCATAAAGCAGGATGTCGCCTTTTACTTGACGCTTCTCCATAGCAGCACGGAGTTCAGCAATAGCTTCACTACCAGTTTTTCCACCGCCTTTTCCTTGGGCAGCAAGCTGTCTCTGATATGCTTCAGCGAAGATAGCAACACCACCCGGAAGAGCTTCAGCAATCTGTCCCGTAAGTTCTTCTGACATGAGCTGGTTTTTACCAGCCACTTGACTCAAAGCCCGAAACAAACGATTCTGAGAAGTCCGATCAAGTTTGTTGACGCGAGCCAATTCAGAGAATCCTTGGAAGACCCCCTGACTTTGACCAACTGTCATTCCTGCGCCTGCGAGGCCAGAAATAAGTTTGTTGTAGTCTGGGATAGCCTCTAGCCAGTTAAAGCCAACTCGTTCACCTTCGCTCCTCAACCACTCAAAAGATTGTGTGCCTTGTGCAGCCGTTCCTCCGGCTTGTTGTACAATAGCTGAAGTTTGCAACTGAGCGGACACAATCTCTTGGTTACGACGATTGAGGGCACCAAGCCCATAACCTCCAGCAGCCAATGCTACGAGAGGCATATAAGCACGGGCAGTAAAACCACCAACACCGCCAGCGACTCCTGCTTGACGTGTGCTAATACCACCCCGACCATTTACGTTGGGTGTAATATCTGCTTGTGCGCTTGCAGCTCTAGCCGCATTACGCATGGCTCTTGTCATCTGTCGAGTGAGGCTTGCTTGGTCAATAACAAAGCGATCAATCGAGAAAGCAGTTGTCATGCTGGCTCTGTCTAGAGCATTACCTAGGGCAATATTTAACTTACGCTGATCAATAACAAATCGGTCAATTGAGAAAGCAAGTTTCCCAGCAGAGAATTTAGCTAGTTTCTTTTCAAGAAGTTTTAGGTTCTTATCTAGCTGCTTCCACTTGAGATTAAAATCTACTCCAACTGTATACTTGGCAATTTCCACGCTAGATTACCTTCATCTTGTTAATCTCTTCTTAGCATCAGCCTCTGCTTCAGCAGCTTTCTTAGCCTCTTCTTGTAATGTGTCATAGACATCAATCACTTCAAGCATGTCGTAGAGGTCTTTAAGTGTTCTGCATGTAGAGAACTCACCTATCAGGTGTAATCCACCAAGCTGGTGTGTAGCCACACGATAAATCTGCCAAGGGATAGAAAAATTATCCTCTATCTCCTTTTCAACTTTTGACTTGGCGGTTGGTACAGATTTGTCTTTTATTACTCGTCTGTACCGCTTTCCGTAAAAAGGTCTGGCATGTTCCACTGAATAATCTGGTTAGTCAGTTCGAACAAATGTGTGGTACGGCGAGCAAAGATAATGTCAAAAGACTTAGCATCAATGTTCTTGTTGTTGTAAGAAACACTGCCACAAATAATGCGCTTGATAAGATCAATGCTCGGAACACCACCACTCTTCATCAGCTCTTGTTGAACCTCCAAAGCTACGGTTGCGGGCATTGCGTCAATCAGATAGGGCTCACCGTCTACTTCAATAGTTGTTTGTGGCAGAGCCATGATTGCTGTTTTAGCCATAAAATTTTCCTCCTAGGAATTCTTTAAAAAGAGCTGAATAAACTGTCCAAAATACTCTTCGGTCTACTGTTACCGCCAACGCGGTAATCTTTTACAGACTGACAAAATACTGTCCACTGCCTGTATTCAAATTCTCCAGAAAACACAACTTCTGGGTATGTTGTAATGTAAGCATCGTAACTACTAAATACACTTGTGCCACTGTCATCCTTCAACATCACCGAAAGCTTTCCAGTGCCTTGTGAAAGGTCAGCATCATGGATTGCAGACAGAGTATCATTTGAACGATCAGTTTGGATAATATTAAAGACAAGGGAGCAAGACGTGTCTGGATTCCTCACCCTTGTGTGCTTACCACGGATACCTTGAACAGTAGTAAAGGACGGGCTTGTTTTAGAAATTGTAATATTGTCCCAACCAGTTACCTTAAAACCTGAGATAATCAGATTGACATCTTGTGGGCTGTAAGTATTAACTTGCGTCATTAAATAAGCCCCTGTAAAGATGGGAGAGCAGAGGTTGCAATGGAGATAATTGAGTCTAAAGCATCTCCCCGCTCGGTGTTACCGCCAATGTTAATAGCACCTTGACTGCTTCTAATAACCCAAGTCCTTTGCTCAAATCCACTTGAGAGAACAAGCGGTGGAATGTCTTGAATCCAACTAGTTGCAGAGAAGAACAGTGAGGTACCGCTCCGATCTTTAATCATCAGCGGGAATTTACCCATCTGAGAAATTTCATCTAGTTGCCAAAGCTTCGTCATAACATCATTAGAGTCACTACCACTGTAGAGTGTAATTTCTACAGTGTAGGTAGCATCTCTGTTATAGAGCCTTGATACGGTGCCATCTGTTGTACGTCTGGCGGCGAAGGGAATAACATCCTTTGTCACCCTAACAAAAGTACCATCCACCAATCCTTCTAAAGTAACGAGTCCTGCAACTGTAATCGTTACATCCTCTGGGATATAGTTTGCAAGCTCCATGTTAACTCCACTTTAGAAAAGAAAAGGGAGAACAAGTCTCCCTCCTCATTACAGACGCCAGCGAGCGTCTACTTGACCACCAAGACCTTCGATAGCGGCAGCTGTAGATTCATCAATCAGCGTGTTGCCGCCAATTTTACCTGTAGCATTAAACAGGAAAATTGTCCAGTCGCGCTGTTCAGCAGTGTTTGAGAAGACAATATCCGGTGAAACTTCAATAAAAGCTTGATTGGAGTGCAGAAGCGTAGTCCC